ATTTTTGATGTAAACCTATGGCAGTCATCTACCTACGTCACCCCGTGCATGGGAAGAAAGTCGCTTGCATGGAAGCAGAAGCCGTTCATGACGAAAAGAACGGATGGGTGAGGTTTGATGTAGATGCGGTAGACGAGCCTGTCACGGTGAACGAAATGAAACGTCCCCGTGGCAGGCCCCGAGTTGAGGTTATTGACGTAGGAGCATAGGTATGACCACATCTGCTGGCGACCAGATAAACGGGGCGTTGCGCCTGATTGGGATGTTGGCAGAGGCTGAAACGCCTTCAGCCGCTACGTCTGCTGACGCACTGTCGGCAATGAATCAGATGATCGACTCATGGAACACTGAGCGTTTGTCGGTGTTCACAACGCAAGACCAAGTGTTCACTTGGCCTGTAAATCAAGCTACACGCACGTTAGGCCCAACAGGTAACTTTGTGGGCAACCGGCCTGTTTTGGTTGACGATGCCACCTACTTCAAAGATACCTCAAACGGTACTTCGTATGGCATCAAGATAATTAACGAGCAGCAGTACAACGGCATTGCTGTCAAAAACACAACCAGCACCTACCCGCAAGTGCTGTATGTCAACATGGGCTACCCCGACATTACGATGACGGTGTACCCTGTGCCTAGTTCGCCACTGCAATGGCACATCATATCGGTGGAAGAGTTGACGCAGCCAGCAGTGCTTGCGACTACGCTGTCGTTTCCGCCAGGCTACCTACGGGCCTTTAGGTTCAATCTAGCCTGTGAGATTGCCGCTGAGTTTGGCGTCGAGCCAAGCCCACAAGTCTCGCGCATTGCCATGACCTCCAAGCGCAACATTAAGCGCATCAACAACCCTGACGATGTGATGGCGATGCCCTACGGCATAGTCGCTAATCGTCAACGCTACAACATCTACGCTGGGAACTTTTAATCATGACTACCGTTGCCATCTCCGGTCTGCCCGTTGCTACCGTCATCAACGCTGCCGACATTGTTCCATTCGTCCAAGCTGGTACAACCAAGAGCATCAGCAAAACCCTGTTGTTCACCAGCCCTGCATTGGTGACGCCTGCGTTGGGAACGGTTGCCAGCGGCAACATCAGTGCTTGTACCAGCACTTCAATGGTGTTGACTACGCCTGTGCTTGGCACGGTAACGTCAGGAAATATCAGCGCCTGTACCAGCACGGGCATGGTGTTGACCACGCCAGTAATCGGTGCAGCCACTGGCACAAGCCTAGCAGTAACTGGTGCAGTCACATCCTCTGGCACGGCAGGCGTAGGCTATGCAACAGGCGCTGGCGGTGCTGTTACCCAAGCAACCAGCCGCACCACAGGTGTAACGCTGAACAAAACCACAGGCGCAATCACCTTATTTAGCGCAGCAGGAACAACAGCCGCAACGACTTTTACTGTGACCAACAGCACCGTGGCGGCAACAGATGTGATTATCTTGAACCAAAAGTCAGGTACTGATCTGTACGACTTGATGGTGACAGCAGTGGCGGCAGGAAGTTTTAACCTCACATTCCGCACCACTGGCGGCACGGCCACAGAAACGCCTGTCTTTAATTTTGCTGTTATCAAAGCTGTAGCTGCTTAATGAAATCGCCTATCCTCGGTTCGGCCTATGTTGCCCGTAGCGTCAATGCTGCGGACAACAGGATGGTTAACTTGTTTCCAGAAATTGTCCCAGACGGAGGGGAGACAGGCGGGTTTCTGAACCGAGCGCCTGGGCTTGACTTGCTGGTGACGGTTGGGACAGGGCCAATACGGGGCTTGTGGACGTTTAACGGCGTTGCCTATGTGGTTAGTGGCACGGAACTCTACAGCCTCACCACGGCCTATGTAGCCACCTTGCGTGGCACGGTAGCAGGCACTGGCCCTGTCAGCATGAGCGACAACGGCACTCAGTTGTTTATCGCAGCCAATGGGCCGGGTTACATCTACAACAGCAGCACGGCAGTCTTTGCCCAGATCACTGACGTTGACTTTGCTGGCGCATTGGTAGTTGGCTACTTGGACGGTTACTTTGTCTTTATCCAGCCTGACAGTCAAATATTCTGGGTGACGCAACTGCTGGACGGATCCTCCGTTGACCCGCTTGACTTTGCCAGTGCCGAAGGTTCGCCTGATGGTTTGGTCAGTATGATCATTGACCACGGGCAGATTTGGCTGTTTGGCACTAACTCAGTCGAGGTCTGGTACGACTCCGGCGCCGCCGACTTTCCCATGACCCGCATTCAAGGTGCGTTCAATGAGATTGGTTGCGCTGCGGCCTTCTCTGTTGCCAAGCTGGACAACGGCATCTTCTGGCTAGGCGCAGATGCGCGAGGCCAAGGCATTGTCTACCGGGCCAATGGCTACACCGGCACTCGGGTCAGCACCCATGCTATTGAGTTTGCTATTGCTCAATATGGCGACATTTCTGACGCCATTGCCTACACCTACCAGCAAGAAGGCCATGCTTTCTACGTCCTGACATTCCCCACCGGCAACGCCACCTGGGTCTACGATGTATCTACGCAGGCATGGCACGAACGGGCTGGATTTGACAACGGCCTGTTTATGCGCCACAGGTCAAACTGCCAGATAGCGTTCAACAGCCAAATTGTGGTTGGTGACTACGTTAACGGCAACATCTACGCCTTTGACTTGGATGTGTACGCTGACAACGGCGGCATCCAAAAATGGTTACGCTCATGGAGGGCGTTGCCGTCAGGCCAGAACAATCTCAAACGCACGGCCCACCACACCTTGCAGCTTGACGCTGAAACAGGCGTAGGGCTTGGCGTCACGCCAGAACAAACTGCTGACGGCATCCTTACTGAGTCGGCAAACGTCCCACCAGCAGGGCCAAGCTACCAACTGATTGCCGAGTTTGATTGGGAATATTTGGCAACCGAGTCGGGCCTTGAGATCATCACCGAACCATCCTTGGGTCTGCCGGGTGAAAACTTAGTGACATTTGCCTACACAGGCCCAGACATTGACGGCGCGGATATTGTCACCGAGTCATTCCTAGCCACACCAGGCTACGACCCGCAGGTTATGCTGCGCTGGAGCGACGATAGTGGTCACACCTGGTCAAGTGAGCATTGGACTAGCATGGGCAAGATTGGTGAGTTTGGATACCGCACGTTCTGGCGGCGGCTTGGTTCGTCTAGGGATCGGGTCTACGAGGTCAGCGGTACTGACCCAGTAAAGATCGCCATTATGGGTGCTGAGTTGGTGTTGAGTCCAACGTCAAGTTGATATGGCAAACGTCACCCAAATCCCTGCGCCACGGGTAATGTTTACCCAAGACGGTCAGATCACAACCCAATGGTTTCGTTGGCTGAACAACGTCTACACCATCACCGGCTCTGGCCTTGGCATCACGCCGGTCATCAACGGCGGCACGGGGCTAGGCACTATCCCAACCAACGGCCAACTGCTGATCGGCAACGGCACAGGCTACACGCTTAACACCTTGACTGCTGGCACTGGCATTACAGTGACCAACGGTTTAGGCACAATAACCTTGGCATCTAGCGGCCTGTTAAGTTTTAGCGCAGGCACAACTGGGTTTACGCCCAGCAGCCCAACAACTGGCGCGGTGGTGCTGGCAGGCACATTGGTAATAGCAAACGGCGGCACTGGCGCTACGACAGCCGCAGCAGCTAGGGCCAACCTGGGTGCGGGCACGGTCACATCAGTAGGCGGCGCTGGCACGGTCAACGGCATCACGCTGACAGGCACAGTCACTACGTCAGGCAACCTAACCCTTGGCGGTGCGCTGAGTGGGGTGAGTCTGACTACGCAAGTCAGTGGGACGTTGCCCATAGCCAATGGCGGTACGGGTACGACTTCTACGACTTTTGCTAGTCTGACAACCAACGTGTCTGGTATCCTGCCCATAGCCAACGGCGGGACAGGCACTTCTACTGCTGGCGTTAGCGCCACAATCGTGACTGCTAAACTGACTGCACTCGGCGCAGACGGCAGCATGACTTTTACAAACGGTTTGCTTACAGCGCAGACTCCTGCGACTTAGGTTAGGTAACAAGGAGAACGATTATGGGTTGGGGTCAACTATTAGGCGGTGCAGCAGGCTTCTTTCTTGGTGGCCCGGCTGGTGCAATGGCTGGCGCTGCTCTTGGCGGCGGTCTTGATGAGGCTACCGGCGGCGGGGCAACGGGTGCTATTCAACAAGCTACCAATGCAGCCAACGCTCAATCTTCCGAAGCATTGGCACTGCAAAGGCGGATGTACGAGGAAGGCGTTGCTAGACAACAACCAAGATTGGCAGCAGGCACCAACGCACTAGCGCAAATGCAGAGTGGCGCGTTTGCACAACCAGCGGCGTTTAGGTTTGGCGCAAGTGACTACCAAGCTGACCCAGGCTATGCGTTTAGGCTTGCAGAAGGCCAAAGGGCAATTGACCGACAAGCAGCAGCCCGTGGCGGTCTGATCTCTGGCGGTGCTTTAAGAGCAGCTACGCGCTATGGGCAGGACATGGGATCGCAAGAATACGGCAACGCATATCAACGCGCTTTAACAGGCTACAACGCTGACGTAGCACGTTCCAACACTGGCTACAACCGTTTGGCGGGGCTTGCTGATGTAGGCCAAACAGCAGGCACTCAAATCGGCACTGCCGGTCAAAACTACGCGACTAACGCTGGGAATTTAATGACCAACCAAGGCTATAACACTGGCAACGCTATGCTAGCTGGCGAACGCGCTAGGCAGTCGGCTTACGGCGACATTGGAAAAGCCTTTGGGTCTGGTGGTTTTAACAGCCTAGTCAGTGGTTTTTACGGCCCCGGCCAGTACAACCAAAGAATGGGCGTTAACTTTACCGACCCATATAACTACGGTTAAGGACATATCATGGCACTTAATTTTGGACTTCTTAACCAAGGCGGCCCGACAAATTTCTTTGAGGGCTACTCACAAGGCCAAGAGAAAATGCAGGCCAATGCAATGGCCCAGCAGAAAGCCGACCAAGCCCAGCAAGAGTTTGGTATGCGCCAGCAGGAGTTTGCCGCTGGTCAGGCTGATAAGCAACGGGTTGCCAAAGCTGCGGTAGTCACACAAGGATTAGCTTTTTACAAAGACGCGCTACTGCGTTCAAAAGACCCTGCTGCTGCTCGTAGAGTTGTGCAGATGCAATATGCAGACCCAGACATTGGCCCAATTAGAAGCCGTCTTGGCCCGTTGGAACAGGCTTTAGCTGAAGTTCCGGATGAACCCACTGCATTTCAAAAATACCTAGAAGACGAGGCTATGGGTTTGGATGCAGTGCTTAAACAACGAGCCAGCACTAGAGAATTTGCCACTGCTATGGGTGGCGCTCCGCAGGCCATGCCTCAAGCTAACGCTATGGCTCCTGCTGCACCAGCGCCAATGGCTAACGCTATGGTTGCGCCAGCAGTATCAGGCGAACTGCAAAACTATCTCGGCCAACGTGAACGGTTAACGGCGCTTGCAAATCAAACTCCCCAAGTTGCAGCCACCATTAACCGGCTGGATAAAGAGATTGCTAGGTTGTCGCCTGCGGCAGGAGCGCCAAGCCCTTTAGCTAGACTTCAATCAGAACTAGCTGCCATGCCTCCGAACGATCCACGACGCGCAGATTATTTGGCGGCAATTAAAAAAGAAACTCAGTTTGCGCCTCCGGCAAGTACAAATGTAACTATGGTTTCGGAAAGAGCCGAACAGGGCGCTCGCGGTAAGATGTTAGTTGATCAATATAGCGACATTGCTAAAGCTGCTGGGCTTGCAGCTAGAACGCTGCCGTCAATTGAGGTAAATTTAAGTGCGCTAAACAAAGGTTTTGATACTGGATTTGGTAAAGAAACAATTGCCGCAGGCGCTAGTGTATTGGCCTCGTTAGGAGTACCAGAAGCCGCCAAATTTGCTACTGATACCCAAAAGTTTCAATCAAATGCTATTAGCGCCGTGTTGCAAAAGCAGTTGGAACAAAAAGGCCCACAGACGGAATCGGACGCTCGCCGTATTGAACAAATCGGAGCGCAGTTGGGCAAAACCAAACAAGCCAACGAGTTTATTTTGTCAATGGCTGGCGAACTATTGCGTCGAGATATTGATCAACGCAACTTTTATGATCGCTGGTACAAAACCAACAAAACTTATGACGGCGCTGAAAACGCTTGGTTTGGTGGTGAAGGTGGCAAGTCACTGTTTGATCGCCCAGGTCTTAAAAAGTACTCTGCACCAGCACCAGCGGCGGCTGGCGGATTGTCTTCAGCAGAACAAGCAGAGTTAGATCAACTGCG